GTATTGGTTCCGCTTCCGGTGGCTGACCCAACAGGCTGGATAGCATTGCTAACCACCGGTCGGGTGTAGCTGGCTGTGATGGTTGATCCGTTGAGGCCAAAACCAACTCCATTCGAGTCAGCGAAGACAACGCTTCCGAGGTTCCCTGAAGTGGTCCCAGCCGAGAAGTTGACCGGAGCCGCCGCAGCCGTTCCACCCGAGAAGATGATCGAACCTGCGGAGACACCGATAGAGACATTTCCCGCTCCTGAAAGATGAAGCGAGTGAAGGCTGATCCCACCAGAGGAAGTCTGTGTCGTGTTTCCGGTCGCGGAGACGGTGACCTGGCCAACCCCGATAGAAATGGTGCTTCCGTTCGTGGAGAGGCTGACCGCTCCCGTCGCTGAAAGAGAGGAAGTCGCCGGAGCAAGGATGCTGATGGTCGCGTTGGAACCACTAGACGACTGGGACAGGGAAATGACCCCTGATCCGACAAGCGCCACGTTCCCCGTCGTGACGGTTCCGGTGGTTCCTGCGGTGTTGCCCATCGTGGACACACCAAGTCCCACTCCACCACCACCGCCACCAGTATTCCCGCTGATGACAAGAGAACCGTTGGAAATACCCGCCGAAACTCCGCCCGTTCCCTGGATGACGAGCCCGTTGAGGTTCAGCGTCCCGCTGGAGCCTTGAGTCGTGTTTCCAGTGACAGAAGCGGTTACGGTTCCGACACCGAGGCTGATCGTGCTTCCATTGGAGGAAGCCGAGAGCGCTCCAGTCGCTGATAGAGACGTAAGAGCAGGTCCACTGACAACGAGCGACCCGTTTGAAACCCCAGCAGATACACCGCCGCCGCCGTTAAGAATGATGGAAGACCCGGCAATGGTTCCAGAAGAACTTTGAGTCGTGTTTCCTGTCGCGTAGTTTGTGAGCGTGACACCGGTAATTGCATTGTTCGAGAAAATGACGGTCTGACCAGTCCCGGAGAGAGTGACGTTGTTCCCACCCTGAAAGACGATGTTCGTCCCGGAGAGAGTAGAAACACCAGCGGTGTTCCCGCTGATGGTCATGTACTGGTTGTGGACCGAGTTCCAGTCAGACGGTCTTACAAGAGCCGTGGCATTGGTTGTTGCCGTGACCCCAGCAGAGTTGAAGACCGTGACGGTCCCGGTGAAGTCAGGAACCGCGTTGGATTTGATGTGGGAGATAGCCATTACGCGTTACCTGCGGTTATCGTCCAGCCTAGAACCTTGCACGGAAGACCAGACTGAACGAGTGTCGTATTGACGGTTACCTCCGACACGGACATATCGAAGCAGAAGGTATTGTCGGACTTGACCACCCGAAACCACGTTACGGTTCCTGTTGCGGTTCCATTCACATCTGCCGGGAGAGTGGGGGAAAGAACTCCCGCAGCAGCAGCGGCTGCAAAAGGAGTCCCGAGCGTCCATTCAGCCAGCAAAGTGGTCGCTGCTCCCCCTGTGGCGGGTTGAGTCCCATCGTAGGCACGCAACTTCCCAGCGTTCCCGACGAACGTCGTAATCGCGTCCAGTCGGGCGTTTCGGAGGTTTGTTGCGTATCCAGCCACGTTATTGCATGGTCCCCATCATGCGGGCCATTTCCTCGTCGGTTGCAAGACGACCATAAAGAGGTTTTCCGGTCTTCGGGTCGCGTTCCGGGACTCTCGGGCGACGGATGGCGTCGTTCAACGTCCCCAGAGCGGTAATCAGGTTCTGCATCAGTTCGGACATGTCGGAGTTCTCTTTCTCGACATCTTCCGTACCGTTGAGTCGAGCTTCGTGACTCTGTTGGGCCATGATCTTCTGCCCCTCGAACTGCTGAGACTTCTCCAGTTGCTTTTCCTGGTTCTCGACCTGCATTTGTGCAATCGCCAGCTTGGTGGCTTCCTGCATCTTGGCTTTTTCGAGTTCCAGTTGGCGGTCTTTCTCCCTCTCTGAGGCTTCGAAGGCGAGTTTCATCTTCTCAGCCTGTTGATCTGCCTGATATTTCTGCATATCGACCTGAGTCTCGGCCTGGAACTTCTGGGCATCCGCCTGGAGTTTCATCTGCTCCTTGACGATTTCAGGAGGCGGCGATGGAGGCGGTGGATTCTGCGGTGGGAGCTTCCAGAACGGTTCGGGGCTGGCAAAACCAGCCATTTTTGCTATCTCACTGACCGTGTTGTAGATCAGTGATGGGTCGGTGATCCCCATCGGGAGAAGCGCCATCTGCTGCTGGAACATCATGTTCAGGTGGGACAGAACCGTGTCCTTGTTCCCACTTCCAAGTCCAACGGCAATCGTCAGGTCGCTTCTCTTTTTCCACTGACTCGGGTCTACAGTGACCCATTCGTTCTGGAGGCGGACGACTTCCTCTTTATGCCCGCCTTTCAGGATCAGTTCATGGACGACCTGGAAAAGATATTCAACCGAGGGAGCGATCATCCTGGCGATCTGTTCGACCTTCTGGGCAGCGGCTGTGCCCATCTGGTTCATCGCCATTCCAGTGGTCTGGGTCAGGACTTCCGGTGATACGTTTCCTGTAAAAACACCGTTGACCCCCGTTCTCCGTTCGGAGATACGGTCCATGTACTCCATACCCTGAACGGCTTGCGGAAAGATGTTCGGGATGACGATGGGAGCAATATCTCTCCCAAATACCGCATCTGTCCCTTGCATTCCTCGAACCACGCCACCGGGACGTGAGACGAGGGCGTCGTCGATGTTGATTTTCCCGTCAACAGCGAAAAGTCTTGGGTTGTTTGCATGGAAAAGGTTGTCGATGCCCTGTCTCAACATCGCCTGTTTTGCTTCCTGAACCTCCAACATCACGTCGGCAATCGAAATCCCGATATGACGGTGAGGAATGGGAGTGGCGACGATTGAAGCTACCGGAATACGAGAGCATTCCTCCCGATAGAGGATTTCGGTCCCGACGATGATGACGTACTGGAGTTCTGCGATTCCGTCTCCGTCGTAGTCCTGGCGAATCCAGCACATCCGGACTTTGACTTTGCGCATGGATGGGTCGATTTCCTCTCCATCACGTCTTTGTTCGTTGTAGAGGTTCCTCGAAAACTCTTCGACCGTCTCGAAACTAGACCTCGTATCGTCCCGGATGTCATCTGGAACGTCGAAACCCATCTGACGAAGGGAGGAAATCGTTACGTCGTCCCAATACTCGAAGAAATCACACTCATTGAGCATGTATGAAGGCGTCGAGTGATGAATGACGCACTTCTCAGGTGGGAGGACTTTGAGACAGACCTTCTTTTCTTCCTCTGTCCTCCGAATCTTGACGCTGTGCAGCATCGGAGTCGGCGGCATCTCCGGAGGTGGCGGGATCTGTGGTTGTTGACCACTTTGAACGGCTTGCAACATGGCTTGTTGTGCCATTTGTTGGTATTGAGCCGTTGCCTGTTGGAACCACTGTTGCTGCTTCTTCAGTTCGTCCTCATCGACCTCTTGGGAGTGCTCAAGGACCTCAAAATCGTCCTGATCCTGCATCAAGAGGGCAAAGGCGTCGTCTGACTGATCCTCGTATAGTTCGTACTCGACCCGTTTGATGTTGTCCCGATAAGCCAGACAGTAGGCATTCTTCGTGAGAAGTGCGTCCTTGACCCAATCGTGGAAGATTTGGGTCCACGGATTCCGCTTTGTAACGATGTGATTGACGTACAAAGTCTCCTGTTTGGCCTGTTTCTCGTCTTCAGGGCCTACAGGGTTGAATTTGACGACTTCATCGCTGCCCGCGAAGATTCGTACAAGACTTGGAGTAATCCACTCGATCGTGTCGAACAAGTCTCGACTGACGATCTGGGTATTGCCTTCAGGAGCGGGGTTTGTATTCCGTCCCAGGTAAGCGTCGATGGCTTGTGCTCTCTGTGAAGAGAGTTCGCCATCCATCGAGATGTTGTCTGCGCCGTAGGATTCTTCCTCGGCCTGTTCGATGGCTTTTACAAGGGCTTCGTCACGCTCGGCTTTGGACATCTGGAGCCCTTTCTTTCTTCAGCGTCAGTATCTGACGTTTCTGGGCTTCCAATTCCTTGATACGTGCCTCAAGCTCGTCGAGCTTTCTCTGCATTGCCTTCAACTGATTCTGCAATGCGTAAGACACGTCACATTCTCCCAGGCAGCCCCAAGTGCGGATAGTTTAACGGTTTCATTTTCCCGCGACCACCATTTATGTGTTTGAGACCACGTCCGAACAAACTCATCACGTCCACCGCGTCATCGTGCTTTCCAGCAGGGAATTTCAGTAGCTGACCAATGACATCCGTCTTCCAACCAGCAAACCTCGGCCAGAAAACCTTTCCCATCGCCATCATGGCTTGAACGCCTCGGGCTCTAGCCTCTTTATCGGCCACGGAGGGTAGCCATTCAACCCGGCAAAAGGCTTCTCTTTCACTCAACCTTTTCATCATGAACGGCTCTATCGATCGTCGAATCGGGCCCGCTTCGCCAAACCAGCACATCGGCTGATGTTTAGCCACCAGATCAGCCATGCGGTCGATCCAGTGGTCAGCGGCCTTCTGACCCCGCCACCAATCGAGTACGTATAGGTTACTTGAGGCATCGACCCCACAAATTCCATGCTCTGTGTAGTCCCCGGAGCCTTCAGTAACCGCGAAATCGCTTGCGGCATAGATTTTCAAGCCTTTCGGTGGGGAGTCATATTCCAGGAACCACTCTCTTTTGAAGTAATCCCCGTCATCCGCCGTGGGAGTCTGCTGATATAGGGCGTGCCAGGACCGGGAATCCATCTTGGCGAGATTCACCATTTCGTCGGTGAAATACTCCGGCCACAATCTCTCCCCTTCCTCTCTCCCAAGAGGATCGTCTTCTTCAGCCTCCATCGGAACTGAAACCACCCGCCACAGATTCTTTTCTCTGGCTAGGATTCTCCCGCCCAGATCGTCTTCGTGCCAGCGCGTCATTATCACGATCTTGCGTGCATCCGGTTTCAACCGGGTCAGGAAATCATTGACATACCACTGCCACTTAGATTCTCTAGAACGCTCCGAATCAGCGTCTTCTCTAGATTTGACCGGATCGTCCAGTAATCCAAGATCGCCCCGTCTTCCCGCAATAGCAGCCCCGACGCCAGCAGCGAAATACTCTCCACCAGGCTCCGTGACCCAGTTTCCAACACCAGTCTTGTCCTGTGAGAGTCCGAAATCAAAGACATTCCTGAACTGCTGCGTGTCAACGATATTCCTGACTCTCCGTGAGAAAACCTCAGCCAGTTCATCGGTATTCGCAGTCCCAATAACCAGTTTATTCGGGTTCCTGCCCATGTACCAAGCAGGAAACTCAACCGATCCATACGTGCTTTTAGCTGATCCCGGTGGAAGATTGAACATCAGATTGCGCGTGTCCCCACGCTCAACCTTTTCCAACTCAGCAATCAGCAGTTTGTGATGCAGAGCAGGCTTGTAACTCGCACCACGATACTTGATCCACGCTTCGAGAGATTCCTTAGCCCTACGACGCTTCAGTAATTCTTCTGCGGCTCCAACAACATTGCTAGGAATCATTTTTCACCAAAGGCGCTAGGAATCATTTAACCCCCGTGTACTGCGAATTTGTTGTTAGGGTCCCAACTTTTCGACTACCCCACGTCCTCTATTTCCCCGCTACCCCCCACCCCCTCGACCGTGCCGTCGTCTCGCAGCTGTAGTGTGTTGGCTACCAGGCGCTCCAGCTCCTGCGTTGGCAGCATCTCTACCTGGTGCGTCACTGATATTAGATGCTCACTGCGATCACCGTATCGCTTAGGCGCTAACTTACTAAGGTACCAGCGCCTGGCATCCATCATCACGCGCCGGCTGTTCGCATCGAGCGTCTGATCGTCTGCGATAGCGATCACCTGATCTGCCAGCGCATCTAATCCTTGATCGCGCGCGCGTGTGTACTGCGCCGCGAAATGAGGATCATTCGCAACAAGTCGTCTGATCGTTGCTTCGCTGCCTATGTCGGCCTGTGCTGCGGCTGTGCGTAGAGATGCGCCTGACTCCAGGGCCTGCAAGACGATTGAGCGCTGTTCGGCTGTCAGTGGCATGCCGCTAGTCTAAGCGTTCGCGCTGATGGGCTCAACTGGGCGCTCACTGAGGTTAGGCGCTTACGCGCATTCAAGAACCGCGCGCGCGATCCCTTTATAACCCGACTGTTTTAGTCCATCAAGCGTCTGCATCAACTTTCCCTGTCTTCCAACACTTTGCTATATCAGGGAAACTACCTAGAGAATGTCCTTGCCCATTGGGGCTTCATGCCCTATGCTTACAGCATCGACAACCCACATAGGAGATTCGCATGGCGTTCGGGCTTGTAAGTGAACGATACATAAAGCAACTAGAGCGAGAAAGAATAGCGCTCTACAAAGCTCTAGAGCGCGCCGTCAAAGCAATTGCCGATACAGACAAAGCGCACCCGGCCGCAGTCAATGGGCGAAAAGTGCTTGAATCAATAGACATTGACCCCTAAGACACCACACGCAAGGGTTCGGCCCTTGCGCCTGTTGTCCCTCACCAATGAAAGGTTCGCACCATGACTGAATCAAGAGCCAAAGCCTACTCAACGGCACGCGCCACCTAACAAAAAAGCCCGAGGCTCACCCGGGCTTCCTTGCCGACCCTGCCCCGTGCGTTCTTCCTCGAACGCAGGCGGGGCTTTTTGTTGGATCGTCGGCCATGTTGTAAGTATACGCTAACCTAACTTGGCTATTTCCTTCAATTCCTCAATGGCAGTCTTTTCGCCATTGGGGCGCCAGTCGGTCATGTCCCAATTGCCTTTGCCGTGGTTGCAGTCGTGGCAAAGCACTTGCAGGTTATCAAGACTGAGGGCTAGGCCAGGGTAAAGCCTGCGTGGCTTGATATGGTCAACATTCATAACGGCGCCTGTTTGCGGTGATGCGCCGCAGCATTGACATCGTGCTCCGTGCTTTTTCAGTGCCTCCATTCTCAGCCTGCGCCATTCATAGCTGAACAAAAAGGCATCTGACGCGACGTTATTTGTCGGGTCTTTCTTTATGTAATCTGATTTCTGGCGCTTTGCGCTTGAAACCTCCATTGAATTCTGCGCAATCCATGAAATAGCAGATATGCCAT